ATTTTTTTTAAAATACAGTAATAACACATGAAGGCTGACGTGGTGATTCTTGGAGCCGTACCCCTCGTGACCGCTTATATGTTATGGAGTTCTTCGTCCCTGACAGGTCACTATGCATCTCCTGTTGCGTCCAGCACCTCTCCCGCCGTTCCTCGGAGTATTATCCAGGCTATAGTAGAAAAGATTCAGTCTGGCTCCCCGTGGCTCCAGCCAATAAATACTGTATTCATAAATCCTATGGCCGATTCGAAAGGAACTACAAATTACAATGCTCGTTTTATGTTTCTGGACACTCGGGGGTTTTTCGGAGAGCAGTACGACGTAACTGCGACCGTTGCGCCGGACGGTACAGTAAATCTCTTGAAGAACACTCACACGAGTTCTCCGTCTGCAGACGGACCCTTCGAGCGCTTCACGTCGGACAAGTATCAGCCTTACTCAGATGTAAGGGACAATCTTTCACTCCAGTTGAAACAAGTTACCAAACAATTTAGCGAACTTCCTGGAACTACCAAAGTCCTTGCGTAGACTTCCGGGGGAGAAAGTAAGAGACTCTAGTAGGAATGATATCTGCAGGAGATATTGCTGAGCGCGAGCGTGCTCGGCGAAGTATACGAAAAGAAACTTATAAAAATATTCTTGAACAATTTTCAAGAAAAGTTCAGGCTGCTGCAGAGCGTCGCGAAAAATATGCCGTCCTGCAGGTTCCCCCTATGGTCCTAGGGTTCCCCATGTATCCTTATGACGAAGCTCTCTGGTATCTTCGGCGCCAGTTGATGCTTTCAGGATATCAGGTTGAACAGGGCCTTGAAGAAGGCCAGTACATAGTAAGGTGGGATCGAGCACGAAAACCGGCCCATAAGTCTAGAGAGCCTGAACCAGGTGATGACATTTTTTCAGGCCTGGCGAACATGCAAAAGGCTGCCGCGCAGTTGCGCAAAAAGTAAAAAAGAATATATTATTAATGGAAGTTCTCAATGATGCAGAGAGGCGCTACTCGCGGAAGCTCATAGAGGCTATGCTCCCAGAAATCATTGAGGTTCTCGTAATCATTTGGGAAGATACAAAGAAGGAGACCAAGGATCGCAAGTACCTGGAGAATTACCGTCAGAACCTGCGCAAGATTAAGGGTGAATGGTCGAACGTCAAAGTCAAGGAGCACGTAAACAAAATCCTCACGGCATGTCCGTTGTTTCCGCGTCTCATAGCGGCCGTCTTTGTTATTCACGTGAAGATCCTGAGTGCGATCCGAATCGACAAATCTTCAAAGAAAATTAATTTAAAGTTGCCGAGCAACGACGTTTTTGTCCACACGTCATTTATCGAGTGCGCCCGGGACCTCTACGAGGACCCTTACATAATCACGGACGAAAAGAGTCCCTCTGAGAGGCGCGAAGATCTTACGAAGAGATTCACCAAGTGCATTCGCGAAACGATCGAGAACCTCGTTCCTCTCGAGGCCATCATGGATAATTATTTTCCTAAAAACATTGATGATTTCAATATGGGCGAGGATCAAGAGGAGCCAGAGGAGGTTGGCGAGGATCTGATTGAGGATACTCACCAAGAACCAGATATGGATGCGGCCCTGGAGGCTTCAGAGGGACCGGCGCCCGCTGGAACACCCCTGGACGAGTCAGCGCTTCCGACCCCTGATGAGACTCCCGGTGGTTCCAAGACAATAAACGTCACTCCAGTCAATCAGACGCCCCACAAGGAGGAACTCTTTCCAAGCGCGCCAGAGACTATGAAAAATCCTGGAGAACAATAAGAATGGATCATTACCTCCGACAGCCAGTAAGTGCGGCGGCCATCGCAGCAGCCGTCACTGTGATCTATCTCATGGGTAAAAATAAACTCAACGGAAAGGCGAATGCGCCAAACTCAGAGTACGCCAAGCCGGCCGTGCTCGTGGCGATCCTCGTCTATTTCATAGTCGCACAAGGTTCTGGCCACAGAGAGTCTGTGAGTTTGGAGCCATTCTGAGTACTTAAAAGATAAAGAAACTTTCCACGTAATGAGTTCCCTAGATGCCTTTAATGAGTTGTATTCCGACTTTATCACAGACCTTGAGGGAGCTTTCCCTGACAACGAGTCCGTGAAGGCTTTCAGGGAGGAGTTTACAGCGGCCCGTGAGGCGGAACCACGGGGTCCACTCGACGCCTTTATGAAGATTGACGCCAAGGGCCTAACTTCCCGTGACCCAGCCTTCATCAAGCAGATGACATTCGCGCCAGTTTGGGACGGTGCATCAGACCAGGCCAAGCAGGCCATCTGGAATCACCTGAACGGCATGTACATGATCGGTATGACCCTCTCGATGTTTCCCCCAGAGACTCTCGGGGCGATCGAGGCTGCCGCAAAAAAGTGCGCCGAGAGCGGAGCCTTTGATCCCGCGGCCCTGAGTGGTCTTTTGTCTGGAATGATGGGCGGAGGTGGGTTCCCCGGTATGTCCGCTCCTCGGTCTCAGCCCCAGCGTCGCGTAACAAGCGGATCTCGTCAGAAAAAAAGTAACAAGTAAATAGTAGATGGATCCCCGCGAGATATTTCGCAAGGACAAACTTCTGGAATTCTGGCCAACCTCTTTCCAGTCGGCCAAGGATCGGGTCGCAGCCACGTCTCGTTTCGTCATATACGCGATGAGCATCCTGTATCTTATAAAGCGGGACGCCCGCATTCTTGCTCTTGGTATTCTCGTGCTCGCGGTGCTTTACTTTCTTTTTGTAAATAATCAGATTCCAGACGGCCAGATCCGTCCTTCGCATACAGAGGGGCGGGCACCTTATTGGGCCCGAGATGCGGTGACGATGCCGACCATAGACAATCCCATGGGCAACGTGCTTATGACGGACTATGTAGACAACCCAGATCGCCCGCCAGCCGCGTGGGCCGCGAGTGTCGAGAAGGAAACGAGCGCAGTATGGGATTTTATACACCCTTTTGAAAAGAAACGGGAGGCTCAGCGAAACTTTTACACTCCAGCAAGCACGACCATTCCGAACGACCAGAATGCTTTTGCGGAGGGAGCCTTTGGACCAAAGTTCGGGCCGTTTGCAAAGGACGGTTCTGGGGTCACCGACATAGACAGCGATCGCTTCCACTTCCCAGAACGCCCTCAGTTGCGCGCAGGAAACGGGCGTTAGAAAAAAACCTCCGCAAATATCAATGGGTCGCAATATAATGACTGACGGTCTGACTCTTCAGCCTCGTATATGGCAAGGTCCTGCGCAAATCATGCTCGAGGATGTTGTCAAGCAAGATGACCGTCTTCGGTCTCAGACCACCACCACGTGGAAGAATCAGTATTGCGAGACGCCCTACGATTTTCCTAACCTGTACATTGGTGGAGATCCCTTTCCAGTTCGTCTTTTTGACCCCATAAGCACGTACAGCAACGATCAGAATAGCCGTTTTAATCAGCGCAATCCCACGGTCATTCCGTACCTCAATCTGCGCCCTACTCCTTGGTCAGCCATGTCTGGTCCAGGCCGTGTGAAGTACGTAGGTTAAAATATAAACTAAAAGTAATATGGACCCATTGGCTCTAGCAGCAATTGTCGGTCTTGTGTTTGCAGGCAAGAGATTCAGTGATCCTGATCCCGTTCCTGTTCCTGCAACCACTGTACCCACCCCTCCCCACCAGTTGACGAGACAGGATACCGATCTTGCCGCGGCCGCCCCTGGAATGCAGGCAGACGCTTTCGGCATGCGCCCTATAAATCCTTCGTTCGGTCGTCGCATCGGTGATGACTATCTCCCTCCAAAGGAGGCTGTTCCCTCTCTCCAGGACTTTTCTCCAATGGCAAACAGGTACCCACATGGCCAGCCAGTATATGATCTCTATGACCGCGAGAATGTTACGAACAAAATGAACAATCTGCAGCCAGTCGAACGGGTCCGTGTAGGTCCTGGCCTGGGTGTTGGCGCCAACGTTCCAGCCATCGGCGGGTTCCAGCAGTTTTTCCGCGCTCTTCCGAACAACGTGAATGAGGAGAAGCTCGTGACTCTTCCAGGAGGAGAGGGCCCTGCCAGCTATTTTGTCCAGAGCGGAGGCGTCGCCTTCCCAGACAAGGGTCTTATCAACGGCCAGATGAGCCATCAGGCCAAGGTTACAAAAACTTGGACTCGCCCACCTGCTCAGAACAGCGGTCAAGGCCAGGGAGCCATCCGCGCACCGGAGGGTCGTCCTGACCAGATTAAGACTCGTAAAACCACTATTCGCCAGGAGACCGGTCTGCGTTCGGGGGACGGCCTCGAGATGGGTCCCGGCCAATATGCTGCAGTCTATCAGGCGTACAATACGAACCTGACGGACAGGAACCTCCCTCACAGCACCGGAAATCGTGTGAATCCAGACCGGGCAGGAAACGGTGGTCGTATGAACGTCAGGGCCGACCCACAAGGAGCTAACGGAGCGGCAACAAGGACCCGGGCAGAGTCGATCCCTCTCCGGCCAGGCCCCATGGATCTCCACGCCGCAGGAGGTGCAG